GGCCTCTCGGCCTTGCTCTGTTTGGCAGTAAGATGCCAGCGGCTCTCTCTGAGTCCCACGGTGGCCACTTCATTGAAGAGGACCTTACGAGACGGAACCCTTAACAGGAGGAAGTCAGATGGTGAAATTGAACCATCGTATCCACCAGCACATGATGTGCTTGGGCTTTACACCGTTGCAGAGTCAGCGATTTTCTGATGACATCTGCAGATGGGTGAAAGCAAATGGGCCGGAATGGACTGTTGAGCGTCTAAAAGACCTCAAACAAGCATACCGGGCGAGCTTAGCCTCTGGAGCAGATTTAATTGTTCCACGAGGTTGGGCAAAACGCAGTAACTTTGCTGGTCGGAAATTGCTTAAAAGCGCTTTCCTCCATCAGCTACTATCCACCACTCATACAACCGAAGCGAAGCTTAGGAAAGTTGAGGGTTTGTTCAGGACCACCACGTTGTTAAAGTTCAACACTGGTGAGACTTCTGATAAGCAGCGCAAGAAAATGACTGAGGCCATAACTGGCCGAGACATTTCGGACCGCTCATTCCTAAAAGAAGCAGTAGATTGTAAAAACAATTTACTACGACTAAGGAAGGCTCCACAAAAGGTGTATCAGAACACCTTAAGGGCTGGGAACGATGTAAAGATTCTAGCAGATATGCTAGGGTCCGATAAACGTTCACCTCGGTTTCAATCTGACTACAAGGGACGGTTGTCCTATTGTAAATCAGTGAGCCGTTCAAGCATCGAAGCTGGCGACTGGGAAGATTATTTCCAGTGCGACAGAAAGACGAACGAGTACTGGAGAAATTATCCAGATGTCGTAGCTATGCAGTTACTGGGTGTAGGGTTATACCCCCACTCATACTGTTTAGATGGCATGTCTGACGCCCCAGCTGGGACGTTAACAGTCATTCAAGAAGGTGCTTGTAAAGCACGTTGGGTAGCTAACCCACTCCTAGCATTTCAAGCGCTAGGAGAACCGCTGAAAAAGAGGCTCCAATACTACACGGAGCAGCTATACAGCGAGGTAAGGGTGAAAAACCAGGATTCTGGACGGGAAACCGTCGCAGGCTGGTTAGCTCAAGGTCGTACAGTATGGTGCTATGACGCAACATCCTTTACCGACCGTTTCCCACTTGCACTTCAACGGAAAGTTCTTTCTCTTCTGTTGAAACAAGGTGCTATAACCGAAAGCGATGTTGATGCATTCGACCTCGTTATAGGTAAGGATTGGCTTTTGGAAGGAGCCACATCCATTGCATGGTCAGTCGGTCAACCCTTAGGGTATGGACCGTCATTTCCTCTTGCAAATTTAACGCACGCTATCCTTCTAGGAAATATGACTACAAAGTCGGATTCCTGGTTGGTTGTCGGTGATGACGTAGTCATCTCAGACGCTGAGTTAGCAGTGCAATATCAGGATATCATGTTGAAGTTCGGTGTTCAATTGAACCCGGCTAAAGCCATGATATCAGCAAAATACGCTGAGTTCCTGGGGAAATTAATTACTCCTGCCGGTGTTACACCGAGCATGAAGGTTAAGTTCCTAATGTCACCCGACCAGATACAGGATAATCTCCTGTTCTATGGACGACAGGCCCTAAAACATTTGACAATTGAAGAATTGTTCGATGCGCAGGGTGTGTTCTTACCACTTGAGTTAGGTGGCTTGGACTGGAAGCTTGAGGACATCAGCTACACTGATTGGATTATTATAACCAACCAAGTGCGCTGGTCTCAATTGAAGCTCGGGAAGGACCTACGGCAATTTGTAGGAGAACCAAAGGAGTGTCAAGAGAGCTTGGAACTGGGATACCAAAGCTGGTTAGATTTCCTAGCTAGGAACACCATTCCATTAAGCGACCAAGAATGGGCGCTTGGGGGATACCTCAACGTCAACGGCATTGCAAATCTTCCAACTTGCAAATCATCCGGCCGACAAGTCCCAAAATTAACGGGACGAGCAGCAATACGTGCTAGCTACCTGCAACCAGAATGGTCACGTATGGTAGACGTAGCATCTTCTCTCGAAGGAGAGGAGGACATCCACGCCATCTTTAATAAAGATGGTTATATTTCTGATAGTGAGAAACCGTTTGACGGCCAATCACAACCACACGGGATAGTTCAACATGGAAAACCAAGCAAACGTACCCCAAGAGTCTTCAGTTGGAGAGAAGCTTATCACCTCTACCACCAAGGAGAACTCTCCGCAAAAACCAAAGAAGAACTTAAAAGGCTCTTCCAAGGCAAAGCGGCAACCTCACCAACCAACCAACGGGGGAACCCCAATGGTCAAGTATGATTCGGCTTCTAAGAAGCTAACCCTGTTGAAACAATATGTTATCTCAGGGGATACTTCAGTCAGTATCCACGGTGAAGTGGACCTGAGTCGACTGTCTAATTTGGAGCAACAGCGAGTAATCGCCATTGCGAAATTGACTGTACAGTTCGCGAACGGTCACGACATCAAGTCGAGGCGTACAACGAAAGCTAAAGACGGTAGTCAAACTATCGTAGATAGCCAGGTAGGCGAGGCGCAACGCATCATAAATCTGGTCCCCAAAGTTATTAAACTTGAAGGTCAGACTGACACAAAGGAACAAAATTCCTAAGTGAAGGCGCTGCTCGGCGATAAGAGCTAATGGTCGTATAGACGACTCTCACTCAGCCAGCGGGTACCTAATTCGGGC